AAGGTATGGCAGGTCGGTGAATCCTGCTTGAAGAGTCCCAATTATAGCGGCCGCGCGACACGCGTCGTAGAAATCTTCCTCTGTTTTTACTTTGGCACAATTAATGGTGCTTAGATTGCAAGCTTGCCATCCAGTTTTTCCGGTTTTTTCATCTACTGGCCACATGCCGATTTCCACACAGGGATTGACTATTAATTCAGTAGAATCAGACCAAACAAAACCCGGCTCACCAAACTCTTTAACAGACTGCATAAGCTGTGAAAATTGTTCGGGGCTTGTTTTGTCTCTCAGTAAAAGCGCAGAGTTATTTGATCTTCCCCTTTGTGGATTTTCATGGAACCAGTTGCCAGTTTTTGCTTGGGCCATTTCTTCATCGTCCGGGCTAAACAGACAAATGGTTGCGCTGCGACGAACGCCCCCAGAAATTACGGCGTCTGCTGCATGCATAACGATGTCATATGCTTCAATTGGGGCAAGCCTGCGCATTTCTTTGGAGCAAAGCTCTGAATTTTTCAGAGATCTATCTAAAATCTTCTTTATATTTGCTAGGGCCTTTTTTAGTGGTTCGGGGCCGGGAGCTTTACCAGAACTAGAGCTTAGGTATGCTCCAGCGGGGCGTATTTGAGAAAAGTCAAACTGAACAGTTTTCCCGACATATTCAGGAAAAAATTCATTCTGTTTAAAGTAGCTCGCAATCAATATGCCAACCGCGTCTGACCACCCTTCGATATTGTCATCAATGACAAATTTTTTACTCCCCTTTTTGGCAGAAACGAGGCGGGGAAGTTTGTTAATATGGTGCTTCTGCACAGAAAACCCTGTTCCGCACCCGCAAAGCAAAAGATACATGCATTCTTGAAAGAATCTTAGCCTGTCGCAATAAGAAGAAATGCAGTTATAAATACGGGCGTGATGTTTAAAGATTGGCTTCCCGCCAAATTGCAGCGCCCTCTGAGAACCTAAGACTAGCTTTTTGAACATCATATCATATGACCACTCAATATCCCCGTTGATTTCGGGATATTTTTCGTACATCATATTCATTACTCTATCGACCGACTCTCTCCATGTTTCCCTTCTCTTTTTTTCTGGTATCCACCTTGCGTACCTAGATACAAAGCTGTAATTAGATAGCTCTGACAACATCCATTCTATCCCACTTATTCCTAGTATTCATATAACGACCACGCAGGTATAAAAAAATACCCGCAGCCTTGAGTAATTCTCTTAACTGCGGGTACTCTTGTATGAGAGACCTTATTCGGTCAATCTTAAAGAATCGCCCACAATCCATGCGGCGGCCAGCAAGGTTATGCTGGTTACTGTGTCGGGATTAACGGTTCCCTCGCCAAACAGCGAATCCGCAAACACTACCACGAGGCCAGCAACGCCGACCCAAAACCTTCTAGACCTAAACATGGCCTTCAGTTTGTCTATCATGTGATATTAACTCCTGCAAAAAACAATAAAACTGACATCCTTGCCAAAACTTTCGTCCTGAATAGTTTATTATAACACGCGGAGAGGGTTATTACCCCACCTTTTCTTCTCTACCGTGCCTTTTTCTTCTTTTATCTCTTTCCGCCCTTAATCTCTTCTTAGTTCGCGTGTCCTTATTTCTACCTCTGAGAGTTTTACCCACCGTCCATCTTCTCCTTATTTCTCTAGTTCTGCTCGTAATCGAGCAATTTCTACATTAAGTTCATTAATATAACGATTCATTTCTTCTAGCTTTTGATTAATACTGTCAAGGTTCTGTAACACAAGGGCCCTATCAGATGTATATGGTGATTCCGTTTGAATCATTTCTGAAGCCTCTGTTCTGGAAATATAACCTTGTGCTTCTACTAACCAAAAACCCAACATCAATGTAACACAACTGATAGCTGTTATAGCCATGGTTCTCCAAGAGTCTTTCATTCTTGCTCTCCAATAAGATAAAAAGAGGCGCGGGGCGAACCCCGCTACCTCAGATAATCAAATTACTCTCTAGATGCGTAGTTGATCAGGTTGTCAGTCCAGCTAACGTGGCTCTGCAAGTAAACAAACTCACCCGGAATGGCGAGAGTAGGTCTTGCTGCATCATCAGCCGTAGCTGACAATGAACCAGTATTAGCAGCATAGTTAGCAGCAGCACTGCCTACAACGCCAACAATACTGTCAACGGTGCCAACATAACTACCAGCAGAATGCCAGTTACTACGTTGACCAGAGATACCGGTTGGACGCCATCGACCATCACGCATAGCATGACCGATCTTAGCACCAAGCTGGTCTGAACGAACGTGGATACTACGACGACCGAAGTCACTAGCGCCAGAATTTAGCACAGTGTTAGCCGAACCATTAATGGTCGTAGCCATTCTACGAACAACATATGATCCAGCAGCTTGGTAATCCCATGTACCACCAGAAATTGCCTTTTCAGCATTGACGTTCTCTGTCTGGCCTGTGCCAGAGAGGTCTCTTGCGAGTCCCATACTGAGACGATTAGTAATAGCGGCGGAAGCAGATGTGTCTCCACCATCAATAAATGTACCGCCGTGAACCTGTGTAGGGTTAGCGGTAGTTCCGTCGCTTGCGGCGACGGTCCATTGTGTGCCTACAGCCATGATAAAAACCTTTCATGTTTCTTTGCTGTGACTTTTCCTAATTTTCCTAACATAAAGATCCAATCCTACTATAATATACCCCAAATTACTCCGAGGTCGAATAGAAAACCTTGCCACCGATCAAATATTCTAGAGTTTGAAAAAGCTGGACTTTTTCGTCTAATTCGTCCTTAGAGTCCACTTCATTTATAGATAACTGACCATTTGGAAACACATAAAAAGACCAAAATTTATGATCGGAAGACTCTAGATCCTTCTTTGTCTGTTCTATGGTTTCCTGCGTGGTTGTATCGAATGATATATCAGATGTGAAATCTTCTTGAATGAGGGAGCCTTTTCGATTATCCATCCCCACAATTTTATTTTGTATCATCTGCTTTACTTGTGTGTTGTTGAAAAGTCCAGATTTTGTAAGTCCAATTTTGACTCGATATCTAGTTAGGACTGTCATGCTTTCTACTCCCGGAATCGATTCTATAACCCCCTTTATTTTTTCTGTTATATCAAAATTAGTATGGAGAATCCAGAAATCAAAAGAGTTGATAAATTGATTCTGCTCCATTATCGCAGAGACAAACCCAATGGGTGGCGGGTTTTGTGGCAGCATTACTCCATGAAAAGTATCCTCCGATTCTTCAATATCAAAAGTAACCGTTTCTTCTTCGGCCTCTTTTTTCATGGATTCAACTTCTTCATCCAATAGATTGTACCATTTTTTTCCCAAGCAAACTTTTTTTTCATCAGTATATTCCTTTAATGGGGAATAATGCCGATGGGGGTATGCATGGGGATTCGGATGGCGTACTATATTTATGGTCTTCTTCATATTGATGCCACTTTTGTATAATGCTTGCCCCCAATTCGTATCGGCCCCTTTTCGTACATGATTCAAGAAGGGCGGTAGTGCTTTGTTCTATAAGAGTGCCACTGTGAACGTAGAAAAGCATTTGAGCCATAAAGTCCACGCACTCATAAAGAGGAAGGTTGTCTGGAAAACTAGTTTCAATTATGAATTCGGGGTCTTCTGTGCCCGAAAATATAAACTTAATATATCCATCTTCTTTTGGTTTATCAGACACTTATTGACCTCAACTGTATTTGCAGTTCTTCTTGATCTATATTTTCATGAACATCTTTTAGTTCTTCCATGCTAACCCAGTGTGGGTCTTGTATCATGCTGACAGTAGAAGGAATTCTGACCCTATATGCCAGTATAATGGTATCCTCTTCTTCTTTATCGAAAAAACCAACCGGCTGTATATCTAGCCATGATACATCTACATCAATATATTCTTTTGCCAGTTTTAATGCAGTAATCGCAGACCCCTCAAATTTTTTGATCGTGGACATTATAGAGTCCAGCGACTCACCATTCTTAATAAATCCCAAAGAAAGTATGTTTGGGTTTTCGGGATCAGTTTTTATTATTGATAGAAGCGTTCTAATCTTCATCATAAAATTCTCGCAGCTTGGCGAGACCCTTTTGTATGCTGGTGTAGACCAGCTTTCTGTTCATGTTTAAGCTTTCGGCAATATCTTTGGCACTCATCTCATGCAAGAACTTCATTGAAATACAGTCTTGTTCCAGCTTAGACAGCACCGGGGAGGAAAGGAGTTTTTGGACTTGTGCCATATTCTCTTGCCTCTCAACGCCGGACGGGAAAACCGGTCGTTCGTCGGCTATTACCTGATACATCTCTCTGGCGGTTCCTCCCTCTTTGAGTTCTTTATTAAGAGACAGGATTTCATAATCGGCATTTTTGGAAATTCTAGCCACCCAATTTTGAATAGCCCAAATAGCACATTGATTATGGTAGCTTCGCAGGGTTCTTCCCCTTGCTTCATCGTGACGACACGTTGCCATCATGAGATGTTCAGCAACGAAAGAAATTGCATCTTCACTCTGTAGCATTTGTTTAGCAAGATCAGGGCTAGCAAAATGTCCTATGCAGCGTTTGGAAATGTTGATGTACTCCTGAAGAGACAACATCTCGTTTGTGCTGTCAAAGATTTTGTTATTTTTCAATTTTGTCTTGTCTATATCTTTAATCACAACTTTCATTCCTAGATTCCTTAAAAATTTTATTCCAATAACTTAGTTTAACTTTTTCCAAATTATCCTTTTTCAAGAGTATTTCATCGTACTTTTCTTCCAGCAATTCTAATGTTATATTAAAAAGATCATCCACAATTAATATGGGAAGATCAGAGAATTGTTCCGTCGTGCGACTTCTTTTCACGATTGGGATAGATCCCAAGTATATGGTTTCCCAAGTCCTGAAACAGTCAATGCCGTTGCCGTCTGGACAGATAACATAGCGGTGTTCTGATATGTCTTTAAAGTATTCTTCGACCTCCTTGGCTTCTCCAACAAACGTCATAAAGTGATCATCTGTAAGCTGCCTGCTTCCCCAGTGGCTTTTCAAATAAAATCTTTCCATCGTGTACGTTTGAAAGTTTGCGTATAGCCATTTTGTTTTTTCTGTCTTGGGGGTTTCACAAAGTTTATCTGCTAACTCGTCGCTGAGGATACCAAACGGAATTCCAAATATTCTTGGTTCTTCGGTCATGCAGTTTACCATGTACCATCTTTTTATATTCGGGGGAACGTAGGGTATGGTAGACCATGTAAAGCTGTCACATTTAATAGCGTAATTGTCATTCATGTTACACTTTTCAACATCACACCTTGGGGGGATCACTAGCTTACTGTAGCCAAGACTTCCAAAATCACAAACCTCTTTGCCCATGTGCGGCAACATTGTAATCCACTTTTCCATATCCAGTGGAACGGGATGCTCCTTTTGGTAGGCCAGACCAAGGTCGCTGCGTTGGCTGACTACGATATAATTGTTGCTGGTGTAACCGCAGACATTAATAAATTCATAGCAGTGTTCCAGCGGCACACTAATTATACCAGAGGGGAGGGTCTCTGTCGAGTCGGGTCCCCAAGAATAATCGCATGACTGCTCATACGCCTTGGAAACGATGATATCTT